TCCCAAACTATAACATTTTCTCCAAGTTTGTCAAGGATAGCTTGTTCTAGTGATTCTGCGTTATCTTCTGATTTTACTTTAAATTCACCGAAGTGATCATAAGCCCAGATTTTTACGAGGAAATTTTTCATTTTCTTACCTTATTTTTATAATGTGGCGGAACAATGTCCCGCCACAAAATTGTGTGTGATTACGCACCTTCAACGCCGAAGATACCTCTATAGTCAGATACTCCAAATGAGTATCTTTCTCTAGCTTTGTATCTAACGTAAAACGAATCAGTATCAGTTAAGAAATTATTCACTCTGTAACCTTGAGGAATCATTCCCATTGATCCTAATGCATTTATATCATTATCAGCAGTTCCAACTCTACCTTGAGATTTCATCAATCTCTCAGCAGCAAATTGGTTTGCAGATGGAACAATCATTTTGACTGCTTTAGCTGCAATTCTTAAACCTCTTTCGTCAGTCATAGCAGCGATATCAATCATTGCTTGTTCTAACGAAGTTTCGTTTAAGTCTGCTTGTGTTGTTAGTGTGTTTTTAACGCTAATTCCGCTCACAGTTGTGTGAGAAGTATTAAACAAAGAAACACCATCACCTGAATCAAAACCGTCTACTGATGGTAAACCGTTATTCAAAGGTGCTACTGCTTTCACTTGTTTCGCATTAGACATAGATCTTGCTAGAGCTTTTGTATATCTAGAAGAAATTTTATCGTAAAGATTGTCTTCGATAGCTTCTTCAGTTATAGCAAATGCTAAAGCCATTGTCTCGTGCGTGTATCTAGCAGAAAAAGATTCTTGTGCATTATCAAATGCTACTCCAGAACCTTCATTCTTTACACTTGCGTTTCCGAAACCAGATAACATAACTTCTTCTTCAAAAGCTCTGTCACTGTTCTCGCTGGTATAAATCTCAGCATGCTGATTATCATACCTATTGTATTCCAGGCCGAACAGGGCGTTCAATCCTGGCTCTAGTTCTTTAACTAGTTGGTGTCGTGATATAGCCATTTTTTATCTCCTATTCTCTATTATGACCCAGAACTATCAATGTATTGGTTCAAATTTTGAACAACTTCAACATTACAAAATGATGCAGTTAAGTCCCCATTTTCAGGGTCTTCAACACCTCTTAATAGTCTCCAAGTGTTATTAGTTGCGTGTGTGTCGCCGATATCTAGCGTGTTAGATGACATACCTGTAGTTGTGCTACCTGCTGCTGAGTTTACGTCGAACGTGTCTAAGTAAAGTGCGTGTGCTCCGGGAATAGTTGAAGCTACTGCCGCATCAGTTGCAACATGGTAGATTTGCCAAGGATAGTCATTAACAAAAGCTGCGATATCACCGCCGTCTTTTGCAGTTGCAGGTGTAATAGCACCATTATAATGATTGTTGAACGTTGGTTTCAACGTCGACGCATCCTCATAAAAGATACCATATAAAACACCAATTGATTCTGCTGTTGCTGCATCTTCTGCAGTTACAACATAACCAGCTGTGACCTGTACTGCACTACCGTAAAACAAATCAATGTCAACGGCAGCGTCGATAAAGTATTTAGATAAACCCTGTACCGCAGGTGAATTACCTAGAGTACCAGCTGATCTAAAACCGTATCCTGCTGTTTGTCTATTAGCCATAGTTTTAGTCTCCTTTTGTGACCTGTCCTTGCGGACCTCCAGTCACGGTTAATAATATTCGCTGGTTTGAGTAAAATTACTTTTTGCCACCGAAGGTTGTGCGAGATTGCCTTTCAACATTGATTGGCATACTCTTGTGCTCTTCCTTCAGTAAATCGTTTTCTACTGACTCGTCCTGACCTTCAGCTTGACGCTTAAAGTATTCAGTCCTAGACTTCGCGATTTCTTCGGGTACCCTTGCGAGCATAAGGCCACCGACCCCAATGACACCTGCATGTTTACCATCAGTGATTACGGGATAATCAGAATCTTCGTATTCATCAGCTCTTACTAATTCATAGCCAGATCTTAATCTTCCAGAGATATTTTTAGTATCGTTAAATCCTAAACTCTCTGCCCGTATCCATCTGTGTCGGAATCCATCCGGCGCAGGCGGTGCATCTAGAGAAGATGGAGGAGTCCACACTTTTGGTCTTTCAGTCTTTGACCGTGTTTGACTCGCACGAGAAGTTACTTTTGTTTCTTTTTTCATATGCTTATGCTCCTTCCGTGAGTTTTATTTGTTTTGCATACTCTTCGAGTGGCACACCTAATTTTTTCGCTATTGCGACTTGTGATGATGTGAGTCTCACAGTTTTGCGACCTTGTTTTACGCTTCTATTAGCTGAAGCGACCGACTGAACGGGCTTGGTCGTTTGCTTTTGCTCATTATTACCAAATTTGTGCGGGAAGTCAACTTTAATTCTTTTATCAACTTCTGCATAATAATCACTAGATTGAGGATCATAACCTTCAGCAACTAGATCTTTATGTATCTCAAATGCTGTATAAGTCATGGGTTTATCTGTACCAAACCAGGTATTTCTAGCTGCCCACTCCTCTGCTTGAGGATCTGGTGCAGGTAAATCTTGCGTTACTGGTTGAGCAGGTAATCTAACATTGTCTAACTGTTGAACAGGTTGTTGAACAGGTTGTTCTTGTTTTCTTTGCTCCAGTTTTGCATTCTCAAATGCAAGTGCAGCAATTCTTTTATTAGCTTCGACTTGAGCAGTTGCGTCACCAGCTTCAATGGCCATTGCAAGTTCTTTTTGCGCTGAATCCATTCCAACTTTGACATTCTCCTCAAATTTTTTTGTAAAATCAGAATCGACTCTTTGAAATCTTTCTTGATCTATTAGTCTTTTCTTTTCTACCGCTTGTGCATATTCTACAGCAGCTTGCTCTCTACGTTCTGCTTCTCTCATCTTTCGAGTAAGTTTTGCAATACGTGATTGAACTCCTTTACTATAGTCTTCTAATTGTTCATCGTTCTTTTTTTCTTCTGGTTTTTCTTCTGTTGTCTCTTGTTCCGTGGATACTGCTTCTTGTTTTTCTTCTGCTACTTCTTCTACATTATCTTCTGGTAAACTTACTTCGGTATCTGGACCTGAAGTATCTAAATCTACCATGACTTCATCTTTTTTTATTTTATTTGCTTCTGGCATAGTTTCCTTCCTATGTTAATATTTGTGCAGGATATCTGTTGGATCCTGGACTGTTGCTAACACTTCGTCTTCATTTAAAAGACGTACTTCCCCACCTTCAATTTCTATTCTTGACCCTGCGTAACGTGCAAAGACAACCCAATCACCGACCTTGCACCATGGACCGTTTGGATATCTATCTTGATCCTTGTAGCATGCATCTCCCATTGCAAGCACGTTTCCGCACTGTGATGCTACTTGTTGTCTGTCTATGGTTTCATTGCCTAGTAAGATTCCGCCTTTTGTTTTTTCATCCATTCTAAATGGCAAAACAAGCATTCTCCAACCAGTTGGTTTTGGTAATTTTGTTTTTTCTGTTGTAACTTCTTTTTTTGGTTCTGATTTTTTTACACCAATTAAATCATTGTTTGGTGTTAATATTGATGACTGTCCCTTCATTTTTCTCCTCTGAGTTTAGCAGGCTAGAAAGTTCCTGACGCACTGATTCCAGTGCATTTATCTGACCCAATATATATCTGTATTTTTCCATACTGTCAACGCCAGTTGTTACAACTAAGGTCAAATTTTCTAGTTGTATGTTTATTGCTTTTTGTAATCTACTTATGACGTTTTCTAATTGCATCTTTGCCTTTCTTTGCAATGGATGCAACTTGGCTTTTACCCATAACTTTAGCTCTTTGCTCCATCACTGTTAGTATTTGTATTTTTCTTGCAAACGGTTTATTAACACGTTTAACTTTTGCAACAGTCGCTCTTGCATCTGCTGGTGTTGCAAATTTTATTTTAACTGTATCTCTAGGGTTTTCGTCTGTGTAGAGTCTTCTACCAGAACCTTTAGGCTTTTTTCCCGTTCCTTTTTTTGGATCCGCCATGTAAGACTCCTTTCAAAGTTTTTGCTTGAGCAGCGTGTGTCTTTGATGCTTTCTGCAAACCTTTCATTACTTTTTTAATTCTAGCACCTCTTAGTTTGCCTTGAACTTGTTTTTTCATTTGTGATCTACCTATCGCCATTTAACACTTCCATCTTCTTCTTGCCTGACGAATACGAGAATTAGGATCATTACGAGTTTTTGCTGACGACCTTTTTAATTGTCCAAGTGATCTTGCGCAGTATGATTTTCTACGGTTAGCAGCTTTTGACCCTTTCTTAACTTTACCCGTCACAGCTGTTTTTAATTTACTTCCAGGGTTAGCCCTTCTATAAGCAGCAACGCCTTTTTTAGTCATTCCTGCTCCAGACTTCGTAGGTCTGTAGTTACCACCTTTGCCGGTAGTTTTTCTAATAGGGTTCTCCCTACTTCTCATTACGTTTTCTTAGCAGTCTTAGCTGATCTTTTTAAAGCTTTATCAGTTACAGTACCTTTACCTGGTCTGCTAGTGCCTCTTTTTTTGGCTCTATTCATGTAGTAGTAAAGACCTTTTTTAACCGTACGTCCGTCTTTAGTTACATGAGTATCTTTTCCTGATCCACCTTTTTTAAAAGTT